GTTACAACTAATTCAAAAGTATCGCAGCTAAGTTATGTTAAAGGATTTCAACCAGAGATGGAACAGTCTTTTAGACGAATGCAGGATTTTGAAGCTATAGAAACTGCAGCTACTGAACAATTATTAGCGCAAAAAATAAATGTAATGATTCATGGAAATCCCAGACTACATGCAGGAGATACAGTAAATTTAACTTTTCCAGAAGCAAGCGTGACAGAAAAAGGAAAAAGAAGAACGAACGATTCGACTAGTGGAAAATATTTAATAACCGCTGTAGTTCATAGAGTCAATGTGACACATAAATATACGACTTTGATAGAATGCGTTAAGGACACACAGCTGTCTCAACCCATTGGAGATGAAATATAATGACAGCAAAAGAAAATTGGATTGGATCAGAAGGATTTACTTGGTTTTTAGGAATCGTTCAGGATATAAATGATCCTCTAAGTTGTGGTAGAGTCAAAATAAGATGCATTGGATGGCATTCTGACAATATGAATGAACTGCCTATTGAAAATTTACCATGGGCTCAAGTTCTAATGCCCGTCACATCAGCGTCTACGAGTAGTGTTGGACGATCGGGAACTGGATTACTGAATGGTTCGTATGTAATGGGTTTTTTTCTAGATGGAGAAAATGCACAGCAACCCATAGTTATGGGGTCGTTACATGGGATTCCAGATGGATCGGATCAAGGTGGATATTCAGATCCAGATAAAGTTTATCCAAAATTTCCTGGATTTCCAGACACACCAAATTTAGCATATGCTAGATTCATTCAGGATAGTATAACAAAAGATAAAGAAGCAAATGTAGTTAAAGATGTTCCGACTGCAAGATTACAAAAAGTTTCTTCTGTATCTTCAGATGTTGGAGAAGAAGATTATGAATTAAAAACGTGGAGCGAACCTCTTCCTAGAAATGGGAAAGATCCAGTATATCCTAAGAACCATGTTACACAAACCGAATCTGGTCATGCAATTGAAATTGATGATACATCGGAAAATGAAAGAATTCATATCTATCATAGAACTGGAACTTTTTGCGAGATACAAGATACAGGTGATAGAGTAACAAAGATCATCGGTGACGATTATGAGATATGTGTCCAGGATAAGAATGTTTTGATTTCTGGTAAATGTAATATTACAGTTACTGGTGATGCTAGATTGTATGTAGAAGGTAATATGATACAGGAAGTCGGTGGAAATTATAATCTGACAGTTCATGGTGATATGAAAACAAAAATAAATGGAAACGATGTAAAAGAAGTTGCTGGATCACGAACACATCAAATTAATGGAGATGAAGCCAGAAGAGTTACCGGAAAACGAGATATTATAGTAGGTGGAACTCTTTCTGAAAGTATAGCTGGTGCAGCATCGATTACTATGACGAGCGGATTAACGCAAATCACTAATGGAAATTTAACACTTATGACTTCTGGAAATTCTACACTTGCATCTGGAGGAAATATGAATATAGGTTCTGGAGCAGTTTTAAATATAGGCGGTACTTCAATGAATTTGGGTAATTCTGGTGGTGCAACAAAGATTGTCGGTAGCACTGTAGATTTAAATTAAAGGATTTATGATGCCTGGAATAAGCAGAGTTGGAGTAGACACAGCAGGAGGAACCATAATCGGAAATTTAGCACCTACCGTTCGCATCAACGGCAGTTCTGTTGCTGTAACTGGTGCATCCGTTGCGAGTCATGGAACAGGTCCACACGCATCTCCGACGATGTCTGGTCATAGCAGCACAGTTAGAGCTAATGGAATATTTATTTGTAGAGCAGGAGATGCTGCAACATGTGGAGATGTCGCAACTGGATCCTCTACTGTAAGCGCAGGATAATATATGGCCGCCTTCAATACTGACGATCTGCCGAGTATATCCACACCTACTATATCTACAGCCAATATTCCATCGCTTAATGATATAAAAGTTCCAGATTTATCTGCTATTCTAAAACTTCCGAGTGTTCCAGGATTACCAAATCTAACATCGAGTATACCCAAACTTGATGCTAAGTGTGGCCTAAATGCTAGCATAGAACAATTTAATTCAATTAAAAAACTAGCAGAAGATAAACTTTCGAGCTTAGTGACTGGTGCTGGTGGAATTACCGGATCTCTAGGATCTTTATCTTCTTCACTACAGAACAGCGTGGATGATATAGCTAAAAGTCTTAATAAGAACTTATTGGCAGACGCTCCAAAAATAGGAATTAAATTACAGGATGAATTTCATAAGGTAATGGATTCTTTTTCGAGTGGTGCACCGTCTTCTGCATTATTGAAACTTCAAGAGATTAAAAAACAATTTCCAAATTTTGATATTCAAAAAGCATTGGATGGTGCTGCTGGAATACTACCAACGGGCGCGATTCCTCCGAATGCTGCAGAACTCATTAAAGGTGATTTAACTAAAGCTCTTTCTAATTTAAATCAAGCAATTCCTAAATTTGAGGGATTAGGAAACGATTTATTATCTTCAGCTTCAAAATTTTCAACTGACGCTAAAAATGCAATTGCAGGTGTTACGGATTCAATTTCAGGCGCACAAAAAAGTATTGGAACCGCTTTAGGTGCACTGACTGCTGAAGCTGGAAATAATTTACAATTAGGGGGATTAACGAATGCTGCTACAAATGCAGTAAATTCAGCAAAAGATTCATTAAATAAATTAGGAGGAGCGTTTGCGGGCCCGGCGGGTCCATCTGCAAGTTTAACTGGTGCGTCCGATGCTCTTAAAAAATTAACTGGTAATTTATCAGAAGGAATCGCTAAAATTCCGAAATTTGATATTTGCACTTCGATTCCGAACCAACAAGTAGTGAATGGAGAAGTTAAAGAACTACCAATACCTCCAGTAAAACCCACAGTGAATGCTGAACCACCTATACCCCCAACACCAGCACCGAAGCCAGTAGTTCCAGTGTTGGTCGATCGATATGCATTTCCATGGTGGACGAAAGCTATGAAGAACGAAGTTTTTGAGCTCGCCTTAGTCAACCCCCCCATAGTTAATAGGATTCCATTAGATACAAACTGGCCTCAAATGTACGAAAAAGCAAACAAAATTCTGGCCGACGGGCTTTATGAAGGTCGCTATAACAACTTTAAAAATCCCGAAGACACGAACGCAGAGCATTTGAAAAAGTATGAGGCTACATTATTAATGATTCTTGACCTAAAAGCTGGTATCGATTCGCTTAATCGATTCTACCTTCACAGAGTCAAAAATAATCTAATAGATAAGCTAGAATAGAACTAAATAGGTTAAAATTAAGGAAATATATGCAAGGACGTCAAACAAATACAATTGTATACAAAGATTTCGATCTTGCTATGAGAGCACACCCCATCACAGGTAAACTCTTTGTAAAGAAAAATGACGACTCTCTAATACAAGCAATTAAAAATTTGATATTGACTAATCATTACGAAAGACCATTTCGATCAGATTTTGGATCGAGTATTCAAGATGAATTGTTCGAAAATTATAGTTCTGAAACGGAATCTTCCATTAGATACAATATCTCAACCGCTATTGAAAATTATGAACCACGAGTCGAACTTATAGACATTATATTCGTTGGTGATCCTGATAGAAATTCATTGGGCGTCAGTATTATATTTCGTGGAAAAAATTCAACAAATATTTCCGAAGCGAATATTTCGCTCGATAGGATAAGATAATGCCCGCTAATACTTCGATCTCTGTAACTGGATTATCTTTTGATACTATTCGAGCAAATCTTCGAGACTTCATAAAGGCTAAGTCCGAATTCGCAGATTTTGATTATGAAGACTCGGCCATCGGGACCATCTTGGATCTTCTAGCATACAATACATATTACAACGCATTCTACGTAAATATGGCTTCAAATGAGAGCTTTTTAGAATCAGCTCAGTTATATGATAGCGTTGTATCTCATGCTAAAACTCTCGGATATAGACCAAGATCTGCGCAAGGTGCCACTTCTAATGTCAGGATATCTTTCACTGATTCAGCAACTTTTTCTCAAAGAAGTTTAAATATAGCAAAAAATTCACAATTTACAGCGTCTATAAATGGCGTCAGTTATATTTTCGTTACCCCAAAATCCTATAGTATTTCTGCAAATTCCACAAATGGTTTTAACGGTTACATCAACATAGTTGAAGGAACACCTCTAACACATAGATTCCTTTATACTTCAGCAAACACATCTTTTGTTCTACCCAATGTGAATGTAGATACATCTAGCATTACTATTGCAGCAACAGTTGGAGCAAATAATCAAACCTTTATTCGCGCAGATGATATATTTTCTGTAAATTCCGTTTCTAAGGTGTATTTCTTAGATGCGGATAGGGAAAATTTATACAAGATATATTTTGGTGATGGAGTCTATGGCGCTTCACCAGACAACAATAGCACCGTTACAGTTAATTATCGAGTATGCAATGGGACTCGTGGAAATGGCGCTAATCAATTTACTGGACCAGGAACTTTAGGTGGGAAAAGTTCGTATAGTATATCTGTTGTAGAAAGAGCTTCGGGAGGTGTATCACAAGAATCTATAGACTCAATTCGTTTTAATGCACCACGAGCATTTCAGACTCAAAATAGAGCTGTATCTAAGAATGATTATTCTTCTTTGATTTTGAGTTTGAATCCCGATCTAGCTGCTATAAATTCCTGGGGCGGAGAAGAAAACATGCCACCCATATATGGAAAAGTTTATGTTTCAGTAAAACCATTAGTCGGAACTTTAATTTCTACTGCTAGAAAATCATTAATCATAGAAAAAATAAAAGAATATAATGTGCAATCTATAGATATTGTGATTGTGGATCCAACCTACCTATACATAGTTCCTACCATAACAATACGATACAATCCAGCAGATACTGAACTAAGTGGGTCTGATATTGGTGATCTTGTTAAACAAAAAATTATTGCATATGAAGCAAGCAATCTCAATTTATTTTCCAAAAAATTTAGATTTTCTAGATTTTTAGATTACATATCAAATGCTGAATCTTCTATTGTTGGCGCAACGGCAGGAATTCTTATGCAAAGAAAATTTGCTCCTTCGATTGTTAGAGCCGACGATTATGCTTTGTCGTTCAATCAACAAATTCGAAGACTAGGAGATTCTAAAAAAGTCATTACTGATTTATTGTATGGATACGTATCCTCTTCACAATTCACTTATAAAGATAGAGTTTCATATTTTGATGACGATGGTTTTGGAACTCTTAGGATTTATTATGAAGATCCGATCAGCGGAAAAAGAATATACACTAATTCTACTGCAGGAGAAGTAGACTATGAATTAGGAGTTGTATACATTTATAGTTTTCTACCATCAGAAATATTTGGAGAAATTGCATTAGATGCACGACCTGTATACGAAGACGTGGCTCCAATAAGAAATCAAATCTTATTGATCGATGGAGCTTCTATACGTGTGGTCAATGACGAGTCTAATAAAGTCGAATCTATAATTACATCAATCGACACTATTGGATCCACAACTTCATTAAGTTCTGTTACCTCATCAGCTCTCGGTTTAGTGACATATTGATATGGCTATATCCGGAGTAAATGAAGTCTATAAGAAGATATCTCCTCTTATAGAACAACAATTTCCAGAATATATTCGTGAGAATGGACCACGATTTGTTGCTTTCATGGAAGCGTATTATGAGTATTTGGAGCAATCTGGAAAATCAATAGACGCAATACGAACTCTTAAAGATAATCAGGACATAGATAGAACCGTTACAGAATTCGTAGAATATTTTAGAAAACAATATGCGCTGAGTATACCAAAAACTGCATTAGCAGATAAGCGACTTATTGTAAAACATATTCGTGAATTTTATCGTTCTCGTGGATCTCAGAAATCATTCAAATTTTTATTCCATATTTTATTCGGCTCGGATGTAAATTTTTACTATCCAGGCGAAGATATTCTTCGCGCTTCTGACGGGCGGTGGATTAGAGAAACAGTATTGACTGTTGAAAAGCGAACTGGAATATTGACTAACCTAGACGGTAGAGTAGTGACTGGACAGACTTCTGGATCTATTGGGCGTGTTCAGGGAATTCTTACTACAATTAATTTAGGCATAGAAGTATTTACATTAACTGTAGAAAATACTTCTGGAACGTTCGTAGATAAAGAAATCGTTTCTGATGGATTCGGAAATACTGTTACGGTTCGAGCCGGAATTGGTGGTCTCATTTCTCAAACAATAACCAATGGTGGAGCTTTTAATGTTAAAGGAGATTCACTATCATTATCGGGAACAATCAGTGGATCAGTTGCAGAAGGACTCGTATCATCAATTCAAAATACTCCAGGCTCTCTGACGTTTAGAATCAGTAAGGGTGGAACTGGATATAGAACTGGAGTTAACTCAAGATTTACGTTTGGTGTAATTTCTTCAACAGTTCCAATAGTTATTCCTGTACTTGAAGTTGTGTCTCTTTCTAACACATCAACAATCACAATGTTTAGTGATATAATTGGTCCAGTTAGAAATGTGGTATTGAATGGAAACTTACCCACATCAAACGTAGGCCTGAGCTTTGGTTCTCTCGGAACAAATACTGCAATATTAAGTTCAAATATTGCAGTAGCTAATGTGTATAGCAGATTAAATAAAGCATTAAAAGTTGGTCCTGTTACCATTGGATCAATTAATGCTATCTCTATCATATCACCAGGTTTTGGTTATGATACATTTCCAACAGTTACTGTTGTGGATCAAGATATTGTAAATAGCGGTGATGCAGCGATTCGTG